TGTAGATGCTGGTCTGGAAAAGCAGACCCTCACCGGGCAACAGCACGTAGTCCGGCGCAGTGGAACTCGCCTTGGTGTTCACTGCAATCTTGACCGGGCCGCTTGCCCCACCGTCATAGAACGTCACCGTACCTGCACCCGAATCAGGAACAATGTAGATCGCTTTGACGCGACTACGCCCGATAACAAGGCTATTTTGATCTAACAAGTCACCCGCAGTCGTAGCAACTTTGCTGGCTAAGACATCTGTCTGCATACCCATTCTGAGTCTCCTGTAATGGATGAAGGGGGCTTACGCCCCCCACGAAATCTTACGGGACAAGACTGGCGTACAGGCCGATGTAAAGCGTGGTGCTACCGATGAGAACCGGAATACGACCGGTCTGAACCGATACCGTGCCCGAAACCGAACCCGTGGTCAGCGTGGTGCTGCCAATGGTGAGCGTGGTGCAAAGCAGGTTGGTGATGACAGCCGAGTCAGAGGCGACAACGCCGATAAAACCATTATCAGAAGCCACCGGGCCGGAAAATCGTGTCTGAGCCATTACAGAACTCCTTTTAGGTGTTGATACTTTAACGCTAGCCTACGTACCGAACTTGTGTCTGCTCCAAGTCTTCTAGCACGTTCAACGTACGTCAGGCTAGGATTGTCTACAATAAATTTTATCTTAGCCATAAATTTCGGGTCCGCACGAAAGCGAGCCATATGAGCGCGGGACAATGTAGCCCTGTACTCCGGACTGCGGTAGTCAAACGTGGTGGCCCTTCTGCCTAGCCGGATACGTTCTCGGGCTTCTTCTGAGTGCTCCTTGCCCCGCATGGGGGCCTTCGCAAAATCGGCTATGTTGTAGACAACAGGTTCATTAAACCAAGCGCAACCCTGTAAAAACGCGGTTTCAAGTCGATCTAGTTCATCAAGATCGGGACATTCGACTTCTATAGCCCCATAAAACGCGTCTGCACCGTATCTGTTATACGAGTTCTGTAAATGGGGGTTTGTGTGTTTGTTCCACCGAAGAAGCCGAAAGTGCTCTTTTAACCGCTTTTTTATACGCTGCGACTGCCCAACATAGCACTGCTTAGTCACTTTATTGACTATTTTGTACACGCCGCAAACGTCAATTTTATATGGCATGCACCACACCTTAAGCCGTTATTTATGCCATGTCAAGCCCAAAAAGAAGGGGGGCCGAAGCCCCCCTCCCAATCAGCGTAAGTTACTGATTTATCAGGACGAACCGGGCGAACCGAACATGCCAAGCGGGTCACTCCAGCCGAAGCTGTAGCGCTCGCGGGACTTGTAACGGACGTTGCCGGTATCAAAATCCCCGTCCATTGAGTTAGCCAACGGAGTACGCACGAAGTGCTTCATGCCATTCGGAACGTCCGTGGTCAGATACCACGCGTTCGTGTCGGTCAAGAAGTGGTTCACCGTATAGCCCTCCGGAATCGACCCCATCGCCTTGAGAGCGTTGATGTCGTTGTCCGCAGTCGCCACACGAAGCTCCGTATCGAGGAGACGCTTCGCAGTAAACATCAACGGCGGGGGCACGATGAGTTTGCGAGGCTTCGCCGCGATGAGCAGTCCACGCTCGTCGGTCCAAGCAGCGATCTGAATGACAGCGGCCTCAAGCGAAGTTTCGTTGAGGTCCGACGCAGTCAGACGGTTGCTGTTGGAGCCGCCCGAGACAAGCGGGTGATTCGCGCTGAACAGGGCCACACCGTCGCCACCAACGTAGCTGGACGAGAAGCCATTGTTCAGAACGGAAGCCGCCTTGACCTGCTTCGTGTACGACATAGCACGAGCAAGAGCCTTCGTATAGCGCTTGCTGAGCGACTCGTACAGGTTGTCTTCAACCGCTTCTTCCGTGATGGAGAAGCCGAGAGCGATGGTCTCGTGACTGTAACGAGCTGTCCAAGCTTCCTGCGCATTATCGTACGCAATGGCGGCACCCTCGGACTTGACCGGGGCAGCGGAGAATCCGCTCAGCTTCGTCTCTTCTTCAAAGGAACGCTCGGAGGTCTCAGTAGCGTAGATCTCCTTGTGCTCCTCACTATAGGACTTGTACTCAAGGCCAAACAGGGCGTTCAAACCCGGAAGGAGTTCCTTGAGCAGTTGTGCGCGTGAAATAGCCATTTCTTAGAACTCCCTTATTAAACGCCGACCGGGCAGTTATAAGCGTGACCACCAACAATCAACGAAACGCTCGTGAGGTACGGTGCATTGAACTTCACGATAACTTCGGGATAGTAGGTAGTGCCGCTCGAAACAAACGCCGTGTCTTCGACCACATCAACGATACGCATCGGCAGAGACCGGGTGGTCGCAACCGAAGACAGCAGGAGACCCCGCTGCGAGTCGTTCGTCGTCGTGTTCAGTGCTTCGTCAACCAATGCAACGTTAGCACCGATATCTTCGTACACGAATCCACTCGTGGTCGAAACCACAAGCGAAGCCGATACGCCCACAGCCTTGAACAGGGTGTTCGGATCATCAGCCACATACGCCGTAACGTACGTACCAGACTTCACCGCCGTACCCGAAATCCAAGCCTGCGAGAAGGTCGGCTGACCCGTCACAGTGGACACGAACGAGCAGCCCAAGAACACACCGGCAAAGCCAGCGTCCGGGGGCGTCGTCGTCGAGGTGGAAACAGAAATAGTGCCGCTCGAAGTCAACTGAACCGGATCGCCGTAGCCAATGCTCGAAGCACTGGACGCAATACGACGCTGGCGCGTTGCCCCGGCAAACACCTGCCCACCGATCAGATTGATCGGCTTCAAGCCATACGGCTTGTCAACAGTAGGATATGCCATTAATTACTCCAAAAAAGAAGTTATTTGCCTTTACCAAACGACGTAGTCGAACGCTTCTCACTAAAGAGCGGCATACGCTCGTCGTTCAGCCTCATAAAGTTGTTGTCTACAGACTGGATCTGAGCCTGAGCTTGCTTGGCGTAATATTCATCACGCTGCTTCATCAGTTCAGCCGGAGCCTTGCAGAGCACCAACCCGCCGATCTCGATGTTGCCTTTAAACCGGCTATTCGGATCGGACTGCATCATCAACTTGGGCTGATCTTCGGCCTTTACAGGCTCCCAACCTTCCCGAAATTTTGCGGATGTATTAGAGGGATCAGCTTGACCCATAATACTGGTCCGGATCCAGCGAAAGACCCAACCATCTTGCGGCTCCGGTTCAGGGAGCGTCTGAGGCGGGGTCCATGCCATCTTACGTTGCGTTGCTTCTCGGTTTTCGAGTTCACGAGCCAATCTGTTCTCAACCATTGGTGTTCTCCAGTTTCATGATTTCACGTGCGTACTGCTCATTGCTGATGCCAAGCTTCTTGGCAAGCGCAACTTGAGACGATGTCAGGCGGACCTGACGCGGCGCGGTTCCCCGCGTTACCGGAGCCACTACATTGGCTGGCTTTGTGCGAGAGGGCTTCTCAGGCTCCCTCGTTTGAGTCGTCGTCTCCTCATCGCCCTCGAAGGACTCTGGGAAGCGCTTCCTCATGGTCTCGTCAATTCGTCGGTAGTAATCATCGCTACGCGGATCGACACCAGACCGGACCAACTTCTCATGCAGGCCGAGTGCGAGGGCGGTCATCTCCTCGTCATCGCCAAACCACGTGTTCCTTGCCTTCCAGTTTTCTGCTTTCTGGTCAGCGGGTTGCGGCGGCGTCGTAACCTGTTGTGTGGGTTGTACTCTTTCTGGCTCGTCTTGTAAAGAGGGCTGGAAGCGTTCGTACTCCTTAAGGCGGAGCTTGGCGTCCGTCAGGGCTTCCTGCGCGTCGGTAATCTTGTCGGAGTCACCAGAGTCATAAGCCTGCTTGAGCTTCTCCTTGGCGGTACCTAGTTCGTTGGCAGCGGCCTTGGTGACCTCTTGAATGTAAGCCTTCTCACCCACCCCAAGCCGCTGCTTCAGGCGGCGGTTCTCTTCAAACTGGGTCTGGGCAAAGCGGAGGGCTTCATCCTTCTCGCGGGCGACGGCTTCCTTGGCACGGCGTTCGTCGTGCCAGACCTTCTTCATCTGACCAAGGCGCTTCTTGACCTTTTCGGAGTACTCCTCAAGGTCGTCCTTGTCCAGTTCGTCCACGATGTCCTTTGGCAGGGGCTTACGGCCTCGGTCCTCGGGGGGTGTATCATCTTCGAGTTTGATCTCGATGTCGTCTGAAGTTCGGACCTTTTCGGTCTCAATTTCATCAGGGAACTTAAATTCTTCTTGTTGCATAAAAACAACTCCTTATGCGCGACGGATGCCACGGGGGTCTTCAACCACCGCTTCCACCGTGTCGTCGTTGATGATGCGGAACTCACGTCCGTGGATGACCACGCGGGTGCCGGAATAGGGTCGTGTCAGCACGAAATCCCCCTCCTTACACCACGCACCGGTCGGGAACCGTTCGGCATCTTTATAGGCGAGGTTACCCAACTTGACGACGAACAGAACAACAGTCGTCTGCTCCTCGACCCGTTTGGTGTCATCCGCCTTGATGATGCCGCCCTCAAACTCCTCCTCCACGTGTGGCACTGCACACAGGATTCGAAAGCCCTTGGGTTCTGGCAGAAGTTTGGCTTTGGTAGCCTCTTCCTGCGTCTTCTCTACATTGATGTTACTCATTATCGCGCTCCAAGCGTTTTGCAAGGTCTTTGATGTGATTCTTTGCGAGTTCAAGACCCTGTAAAGCCCCGCAAAGTCGTTTGTATTCACCTTCGTCCAATTTGCCTTGGATAAGGGTGTCTACGATCAACATGCGCTCTTCTTGGAGTTTTGCGTCCAAGTATTCCAGAGCGTTGGAATAACTCATGCTTCACTGCTCCCGCCTTCTGGCTGTTGAGTTTGCTCGGCTTGTTTACGACGCATGTCCACGTCGTCTCGTGCTTTGCCGATATCAAGCCCGAGTCGTACACCTTCAATCTGCTGCTTGGCCGCAAGGGCCGCCTTGTCCTTCTGGATGTCCACGCCGAGACGCGCCGCCTCAAGCTGCTGTCGTCCAGAGGCTTCGGCCTTACGAAGCTCAAGTTCATCGAGCTTGGCGGCAGCGTCCACCATGTCTTTCTGGGTCTTGCGCTGCTGTTCTGCCATACGGATCTGACCGTCGATCTGAGCCTGCTGCGCCTTGGTCTGCGC